TGTTGATTCCGATCTGTACGGTTCCCCGGACTTCCCGGCGGGGCCCCGACCCGGCACCACCGAGGCCCGCCAAGGGCCACCACCCACGCCCGCCAAGGGAGGACCGCCGATGCCGGCACGCAAGAAGGATCCGAGCGTTCGAGCTCGGCGGAACAAGACCTCGTCCCGCGCCACGCTGACGCGGCGCGCGCTCCGCTCGGTCGACGAGTTCGCCGACCTGTCGGTCGCGCAGCTGCGCGCCGAGATCGACACCGTCAACGAGGGCCGGCCAGCCGACCAGCAGCTGTCGAAGGGCGGCTCGAAGGCGGTCATGATCGAGCGGCTGCTCGCGGCCACCAGCCCGATCCCCACGATGCCGAAGCACCCGCCGGTCTGGATCAACGACGACGTCGGCTTCCAGGACGTCGACTGGCACAAGCAGACCGTCGCCTGGTGGGCCGACGTATGGACCTCGCCGATGGCAACCGAGTGGGACACCTCCGACGTCCACAACGTCATGGTGGTCGCGCTCCTCTACGACGACATCTGGTCGGCCACCTCGCCGAAGGCCCGCAAGGAGGCCCTGGCCGAGTACCGCCTCCAGCGAGCTGACCTCGGTCTCTCGCCGTACTCGCGCCGCCGGCTCGAGTGGACCATCGAGGCCGCGGACGCCGCGAAGGACGAGGGCGACCGGCGCCGCTCGGCCGCGCGCGGCGGATCCGGCCAGCCGGCGGGACCGCCGAAGAAGCCTGCCGTCGACCCTCGGCAGATCCTGTCCGCCGTGAAGTGACGTCGCCGTGGCGACGCTGATCGTCCCGGCCCTCGACGAGGAGCCCTGGCCCACCCTCGGCGCCCTGGTGTGCGACTTCATCGAGGAGCGCGCGATCTTCGGGCCCGGCGACCTCAAGGGCCAGCCGGCACGGCTCTCACCGGAGAAGCGCGCGATCATCTACCGCGCCTACGAGGTGTACCCGCCCGGCCATCCGCTCGCTGGCCGGCGCCGGTTCAAGCGGGTCGCCTGGTCGGTGCGCAAGGGCCTCGCGAAGACCGAGACCATGGCCTGGGTCGCCTACACCGAGCTCCACCCCGAGGCCCCGGTGCGGTGCGACGGGTTCGACGCCTACGGCGAGCCGGTCGGCCGGCCCGTCGAGTCGCCCTACATCCCGCTCCTCGCCTACTCCAAGGACCAGGTCGAAGAGCTGGCCTACGGCGCCCTGTACGTCATGGTCACCGAAGGCCCCGACGCTGACCTGTTCGACGCATCACTCGAGCGAATCGTGCGGCTCGACGACTTCGGCCGCGCGGACGGCACCGCGGTCCCGATCGCCGGATCACCCAACGCCGCCGACGGCGCGCGCACCACCTTCCAGGGCTTCGACGAGCCGCACCGGCTGTACCTGCCGCGGCTCAAGGAAGCCCACGACACGATGGACGCGAACCTCCCGAAGCGGCCGGCAGCTGACGGGTGGTCGCTGTACGTCGGCACGGCCGGCGAACCCGGCCAGGGCAGCATCCAGGAGGACCTGCACGCCGAGGCCCAGCAGATCGCCAACGGGCACATCAAGGACCCGCGGATCTTCTACATCCACCGCGACGCCGGCACGGTGCACCGCGGCGACAAGGAGAACGGGCACGACCTGCGGACCGTCGAGGGCCGCATCGCCGCGATCTCCGAGGCCACCGGCCCCGAAGGCGAGTACGGGCCCGGCCAGTTCCACGACATCGCAGAGAAGTGGGACCGCCCCAAGGCCAACCACGCCTACCTCGACCGCGTGTGGCTCAACCTGTGGGAGCAGCAGGGCCGCCAGGCCTTCGACCCGCTCCTGCAGCAGGAGCTCATCACCGACCGCGTGATCCGCCCCGGGGCGCTGGTCACCGTCGGGTTCGACGGGGCCAGGTACCGCGACTCCACCGCGTTGGTGCTGACCGAGGTCGCGACGGGTGTCCAGCAGCTCTGGGGGCTGTGGGAACGCCCGCCGAAGCCGCCCAGCGCGGCCGAGGAGGACGAGGACTGGGAAGTCCCCGAGACCGAGGTCGACGCCGCGGTCGCCGAGATCGCGGCCAAGTTCCAGGTCTGGCGCGGCAACTTCGACCCCCCGCACTGGACCGAGAACGTCGGGAAGTGGGCCGGCAAGTGGTCCTGGGTCGAGGAGTGGCCCACCTACCAGCGCCGGCCGATGGCGATGGCCTTGCGGTCCTACCGCGAGGCGATGACCTCGCGCCAGGTCACCTACGCCGACGACCCGCGGCCAGCAGCTGGCAGCCCCATCCCCGGTGAGACCATGGTCGGCGCGCTGTCCCGACACATCGGCAACGCCGGCCGCGTCGACACCAGGCTGTTCGACGACGAGGGCGAGCCGCTCTGGATTCTCGGGAAGATTCACCCCGACCGGAAGTTCGACGCCTGCATGGCCGCAGTCCTGTCCTGGGAAGCCCGGCTCCTCGCGCTGAAGAAGAACGCGCGGCCGACCCAACGCTCGCGACGCGTGCGCAAGATCCAATGACCTCGAGGGGGTGTCGCGTTGATCGACGTCAACACCCCCGAGGGCGAGTGGTTCCAGAAGCTCGCACGCGCGCTTCACCAGCGCCGCACCGGCCGGATCGGCAACCGCCGCTGGAACCGCCGCACGATGAAGTCGACGCGTCTCCGTCCGCCGCTGCAGATCCTCGAGGACTACCGCGCCGGCGACCCACCGCTGCGCGACGACATCCACTCCGGGTGGAAGCCGTACATCCTGCAGTACATCCGCATGGGCCGGCTCAACATGGCCGACTCGATCGTCACCTCCACCTCGAGCAGGCTGCAGCTGCGGGACTTCCGCACCTCGGCGGCCAGCGACGAGCTCGGCGACGTCGAGGCCCGCGCCATCATGCGCCGCAACAAGCTCCAGGTCGTCTCGCGCGACCTGCACGAGATGGCGCTGTCGATGGGGGAGGCCTACACCCTCGTCACCCCGCCCACCCAGCAGCGCAAGTGGTCGCTCATCACGGCCGAGGACCCCCGCGAGATGATCGCGGCCACCGACCCCGCCACCGGCGACGTGCAGGCCGCGCTCAAGCTGTTCCGCTCCGAGTGGGACGACGAGGACCTCGCCTACCTGTACCTGCCCGGCAAGGTCCGCGTCGCGCGGCGATCCGGCAATACCAGCATCACCAACGGCCCGTTCGCATTCGACCCCTCGTCCTGGACCTTCGACGACAAGCTCAACCAGGACGTCCCCGGCAACCAGGTGCCCGTCGTCGTGTTCCGCAACCGCGACGGCGTCGGCGAGTTCGAGCGCCACCTCGACACGATCGACCGGATCAACGACAAGATCTTCAACGAGTGGTGGATCGCGAAGATCCAGGCCTTCCGGCAGCGCGCGGTGAAGAACCTCCCCGAGGTCAAGGAGGAGATCCTCGAGGACGGCACCGTCCGCGAGGTCCCCGTGGCCGACGACGAGTACGACGGCATGTTCACCGCCTCCCCGGACGAGATGTGGCAGGTCCCGGCAGACGTCGATTTCTGGGAGTCGACCCCGGTCGACCTGACGCCGATCATGAACTCCACCGAAAAGGACCGCCAGCGGCTCGCGGGTGCCACGCAGACGCCGCTGCACACGATCACCCCCGACGCGGCCGCCGGTTCGGCCGACGGGGCCTCGCTGCAGCGCGAGGAGCACACCTTCAAGTGCGAGGACCGCCGCGACCGGTTCACGCCGTCCTGGTCGCAGACCTTCAGCCTCGCGTTCCTCTTCCAGGGCGACACCAAGCGATCCGACCTCGCACAGCTCGAGCCGATGTGGGGGCCGGTCGTCCGGTACAGCCTCTCGGAGAAGGGCAACGCTGCCGCGCAGGCGGGCACATCGCTGCCGCGCGACATCATCCGCCGCGACATCTGGCAGTACGACCCCGCCGAGGTCCAGGAGATGCGCAACCTCGACGGCCGCGACCTCCTCCTGGGCGGCGGCCAGGCCGGCCAGGGCGGCACCAGTGGCTCCGACACCCAGCCAGCTGGCTGACGCGCAGGCCTGGCTGGACCACTACGCGTCCACCACGGCCTCCTCGGACGCCGCGACCAGCGCCGCGGTGTGGTCGGCCTACTCCGAGATCAGCGACTGGACCAACCCCGACCAGACCCTCGAAGCGGCCAAGCGCGCCGTCTCCACGATCCTCGCCGCGCAGCGCAAGGACGCCGGCCTCGGCTCCGAGTTCGTGGAGTACTACCTCCAGCTGCTCACCGGCAAGCGCCCCCCGCGCGACCTCAAGGGCGGATCGACCTACGCCCGCAACGCACGGCCCTTCGACGTCTACAGCCGCCCGGTGTTCACCTACCGCGACGCCATCGACCGCGGCATCGAAGCCGACCAGGCGCTCGCAGAGGCCAAGCACCGCGCCGAGGTCCTCGCCCTGACCGACTCGCTGCTCGCCCGCCGCGACGCCGCGATCGCCGCGATCGACGCCAGCATCGCCACCCACTACCGCCGCATCATCAGGCCCGAGCTCTCCCAGACCGGCACCTGTGGCCTCTGCATCGCCGCGGCCACCCGGGTCTACTCCACCGACGACCTGCTGCCCATCCACTCGCGATGCAAGTGCACCGTGCTCCCCATCCTCGACGGCGTCGACCCCGACCAGTGG